AAGCCAGCTTTTCATCTTCATGTTATCAGCCTCCAGATAGCGGTCCGATGGTGAGCGATTCCGCTGCGCCGCCGGTTTGCGAAATGCGATAATTGAGTGAGACACCCGTCTGCGCGGTGTACGCCGTACAGTTGAGGCGATAGAGGACCTGCTTTTCCGGCTCGCCGAAGGTCAGCGAAACCGGCGTGCCCGTGGTGTATTGCGCGAGCTGGCCCGAACCGCCGATGTTGCAGACGATCCACGTCTTGCCACCATCGAAGGAGCGCTCGACCTGCACGGTGCCTTCAAACTCGACGGCCGCACCGGTGAACGACGCTGCTGCATCCGCACCCGAAACCAAGATCGCGTTCGTCGTCGGCGCGAACTCGAGCGGCACCTGCCCCTTATTGACAGGGAGCTGCGTCGGCGCAGCCGAAAGCTTGATGATGCCATGCTGACCGGCATAACCCGGCGCCGGCGGAATATTCTGCTGAACGATCGCCGCGACGGCCGTTCCCGCAGGCAACACCGTTTGATCGGCATTGGTCTGAACAGTGACCGTTGCGCCAAGCAATTCGTTGACGTTGAATGCGGCCGGCGTCTTCACTTCGAGCGCCGGCGCGTCCACGTCGCATTGCAGAGTGACCGGCGCTAAAGCCAGTGTGCCGGCCGTCCCCGAAAATGTCGCAAGTGTCGCGCCGGGAGGCACATTCACACTGTTGACCGCATCGCCGACCGCGAGCGGCCCTGCCGATGCTACGGTGACATTCAGGCTGCCGGCCGTGGTCGTCAGAGCCGTGGCGAACGACGCCCAGAGCAGCAGATTCATTGGGCCGCGCATGGCAAATGGCTTGCCCGGCCCGATCGCGCTGATCACACCGGACACAACGGCATTCGCTTGGTCACCCTGGTTAGGGGCGCCAGATGCAGAAACGCCAATTGGTGCTGTGATGCCCACGCGCTATCCTTCTCAAATCTGCTGCGTTGCAGGAGCGGCCAGCGTGCCAAGAATGCGCGTCTGCACATTCGATCCCGGATTGGTCTTGTTATGGACTTTCAGGCCGCCGGCCTGCTCAGGTTTGCCCCCGAGATCGCCGAGCGGAGAGCCTACTTCCATGCGCTTCTGAACTGCGCGGCCATGCACGACGAGACCGCCGCGCGTGACGCCGAGGCGCTCTTCCGGCAAAACGCGCTCGACTTCGCCGATGGAATCCTTGAAAGCTTCGTAGATTTCCTTGGCCGTCTCGTTCTCCGGCACCATCACGAGGTTCGGAATGCCGGACCAATCGATCATGGTCGGTCGCGCGACATGCGCCGAGTCGATCCAGAACGGCTGAATGACCTCATCGTCCAAAAGCGCTTTGTTGACGAGCTTGTAGGTCGCGGCGCGCCCTTCCGAGTTGGCCTTGGCGATCAGACGGATCATCCGCTCATGCGCTTCCTTGCGCTGACGCATGATCTTCGGATCGACATACTTGCGGCCGGCATTGTTCTGCGATGACATTTCGGCCAGCGCGAGCGCCAGGCCTTCCATCGACATGCGGTCGTCAGCAGCTGGGAGCGGCACCTGCGCGCCGCGCAAAAGCTCTTCGATCTTGCGCGGCAGTTCGTCGTTCAGCGCCTTGGCGACGGCCGCACGAAACTCATCGGTCTTGGTGATCGAGACCGCCTCTTCTTTGTCTTCCATATTGGTCTGCCTCGGTGCGCGGCCCATCTTTCGGCCCCTTATCCAACGGTGTAGTTTTTCGCCGCATAGCGGTTGAACTGATCGTCACGGACCAGCGTCACGAGCGCCGAAGCGATAGTGCCAGCCGTGAAGTCACCACCCGGCGTCGATCCGGCCGCCGACGGCGTGAACAGCAGCCGCAAATAGCGCGGACGTTCGCCCGGAGGGAACGGCGGCAGCCACGGGCAACGGAAGATCACCTGACCAGCGGAGCCCTGAGCCAGGGTGATGTTGTCCTGCGAAACGATGTCCTGCCAGGTGCCGGGCTGATAACCGCCAGCCTGACCGGTATCGGGAGCGCCCTGCAGCGCGACCTTCAACGTCGTGCCGGCAGTGGCCGCAAGCGCGGTGCCGATCGCCACGAAGAGCTCGGGGCGAAGACCGCCCACGCCCATTGCATCAGGGGCGCCGAAGGTCGCGACATTGCCGATGATGCTCTGCGGCGCGACGCCCACACCCTCGCCGAGCAAATCGATGATGCCCGACGGGATCTGGACGCCAGCGCCAGCCACAAGGGACAACGGCGCATTCGGGGGGACGAAATTGAGTTGGCCGTCCGTAAGCATTTTCGTTCTCTCCTTGCGCCGTCGCGCTTAATTGACGGTTGCTTCGGTGGTCAGAAGCTGATCCGAAACCTTGATCGGGATATGATCGATGCCCATGCAGGGGATGCCGGCATAGTCGTTGATCGACAACAGGACGTTGCGGTCACGCATCGCCTGCACGTCCATCCAGTGACGGACCGTGCGGTTGACGTAGATGACCGGCCGGATGCCAGGCGCCGGATCGATCTGCGCGTCGGTCTTGACGATGCCCGAAGTGGTCTTCGAGAGATGCGGCGGTAGGAGCAGCATCTGACGCAGCGTCGCGAAGATATCGAGCGCGTTCGGACCAGCGAGGCCGGCATTCGTCACGTCGATGTTCGCGATGCGCGCGCCGTAGCGCCAATCTTCCGGGCAGATCGACATGAGTTGCCGGAACCAGGAGGTGTAGGCCTCGAAGCGATTGCCGAGCGAGTCATAGCCCGGAACCGTGTCGCTCTTGTCCTCCATCGAGAGGCCCGCTTTCGAGCCCCGCGGATAGAGGCCATAGATCGTGCGCAAGCCCCAGCACATCAGCCAGATCGAGGCATTGCTTGAGCCGCGGCCTCCGCCGTCCAGAACGTTCGCCGCGTTCTGCGCATTCGCCGTATTGATCGTATTGTAGAACGACGAAAGGCCCATGAACTGAGCCGGATTGGCGACGGCATTGCCGTACCAAGTCGTCTCTTCGATGGTCTGGCCCATGCCTTCGAGGAAGGCGACGTCTTCGGATTCGCGGAAGGCGTCTATGTCGCCGGACATTTCGGCCAGGAGCCGATCAACCTGTGAATAGTCTTCGAGCGACGCGAGGCCGACGCGGGACTTGCCCGTGGTCGACTTCGAGTACGGCACGCCGACATTGATCTGACGCCAAGAGCCGGCAGGAATCGAGGTGCGGAATGAGAATTCATGACCGCCGATCTCGGAAGCTTCCTTGAACGGCATGTCTTCCGGGATCACCACCGACTGCGAAAGCATCTCGGCAACGATGTGCTGCTTGCCTGCACCGTCCATACGGCTGGCAAGATCAGCAAGAGTAGGCCATTGCCCCGTCGCCATGATAAGTTCTCCTTTACGTCAGGCGTCAGCTTGCGGATTTATTGTAGAGGTCACGCATCCGGGTACTCGGTGCCTTGCCGATGTCTTTCGGAGGCCTCGGATTGGGGGGCGGCAGCGGCGGCTCATCGAAATAGCCGGCTACCTTGTGCAGCAGCTTTAGGAATTGCGGATGGTCTCCCGCGCCCGTGATGCGCAGGAATTCATTGAAAGCCGGCATGTCCTTTTCGGACACGAGCAGGTCGCGCATGCGGGCGATGGCCGTCATCGCGGTCTGATGGCCGGAGCCACCAAGCTCGGGATCAGCGCGGACTTCATTGGCCCACTTCTGCCGCGTCTCGTTGAAGGTCTTATGCTGATCGCGAAGCGTTTGCTCCGCGTAGGCCTTCATCGCGTCGGCGTGAAGATTGACGAGTTCCTGCCCGGCTTCCTGCGAAATGCCATATTTGCCGAGGACGCCTGTGTAGGCTTCCATCTTCTCGCTATTGGCGACGAGGCCTTCCGGCATTTCGAAGGCTTGATAGGTCGGCGCGACCGCGGGCGCTTCGGGATTCGGTTGCTCGCCGGGCTTGGCTGCGGGGTCAACAGCAGGCGCCTGCGTGGGATCAACCGGCTTTTTGTCCGTCGTGAGACTTTCGAGAAGCGACGGCGTTTCGCTGACAGAAGGTTCTGCGGCTTTCGCGGGATCGGCAGCAGGAGCGGCGGGGACTTCCGCTGCTGCCGGCGCAGCAGTTTCCGCAGCAGGTACAGCGGCGGCAGACGCAACAACCTGCTCGGTGAGGGGCGCCGGAACCGGCGAAGTATCAGCCGCCGCTGCTGGAGCACCCGCTGTCGCGGGATTCGGATCGGGCGCGATGGGATTGTCAGTCATCTTTCACGCGCCTCGGCACTGGTTTAGCAAATGTGGAATCGAAGGCTTGGTGCATGGCGATGACGCCAGCAGGATCGATGCGTTCGAGCATCTGGTAGAGACGACGCGCGAAATCCTGCTCGCCTGCGCGAAACCACGTCGCTTCGACCTGCGGAAATCCGTTCGGGCCGCATTCAAAGCGCGTGTCGAAAATGTGGCCGACCTCAAAAAGCTTCCACAGCTCGCGTTGGCCGACACGATCAGCGAGGATGGCGCGCCAGAACTCAGCGGCTTCGAGCGTTTCCTCGACCGCGCGCTTGCGCTTCTTGGCATTGCCCCGGCGTGAAACAGCGGAGGCAGCAGGCTCAAGCGGATGCTCTGTGGCTGCATCGTCATCGTCTTGAGGGAGGTCTTCGTCATCGATCATCAAGCCGCCGGTAGAATGAGGCCGCCGGGCGACCTGCGCTCAGGCAACATGACTTGAACCTGACGGCCTTCGGTACGGATTGGCGCGCGCTGCGGCGTCGGCAGGATCATGCCAACGCGGCCGGTGCGCTCGGTGCGCAGCTTCTCGGCGAAGGCGTGATACTTGAGCAGATTCTGCGCCAGCATCAGAAAGAGCGGGTGAAGCTGGCCTTCCGGGTTTTTACGTAAAACACCGTTGACGCGGATGCCGCGGAGCCAATCGCCAGCGCGCTTGTGAACTTCCGCAATCGGCTCGGCCATCGTGAGCCAACGCGCGTCTTGCCGCCAATAGGCAGCCTGCCGGCAACAGCCTTCGATCAGCCGCAGTTCATCGCGCAGCTTCGTATAGGTCGGGCCTTTGCGCGCGTATTTCGCGAGATCAATGCAATGCTCGACAGCCAATTTGAAATTGGTCTGCAAGCAATCGAAAATCTCGGCTTCTGTAAGATCGGCCATACAATCTGCGGTGCAGGATTGCACGGAAAAACACAATATACAGGATGCGTGAACTGCATTTACTGCTATTATTTGCGGGCAAATATCTGATTTGCAGAGGAGGCAATGACATGCATGGACTTGCGTCTAAAACAGACCAAGTTTGGCTCACCCGAAAGGAAGCCGCGTTGTATCTGACGAGTATCGGATGTCCGGTCGCCTATCACACGCTGGCCAACATGGCGCGCGGTGACAATGCGTTCGGAGGCCCTGCATTTCACCGGGTTGGCTGGCACACTGTGCGCTACAAGCGCGAAGATTTGGAGAAGTGGGCCGACAAGAAATGCGTGAGGATCGAATGATGAAAGCGCCAGATTTGGAGATCGAGGCGATCGCGATCGGCGGCCATTGGGATCGACAGAAAATAGCGCTTCGACCACCGATTGACCACAAGGCTTATGTTGAGCCAAAGCGGCATCCTCTGATTGATCCTGCCTCCTTTGAGCCAGTCGGAAGAACGACTTATGTCCGAGAGACCTATAGGCTGGAGGAGGTCGGCGTGCTGATCGAAGGCGAGTATGTTCGTCGACGCTTCTGGGTTCATCTCAACCTGAGCAATGAGCAGGCTCTTTTGCGCGCGCTCGACGGTTATGGAAGGCCGCATGATCCTTCAGCTTGACCCTCCCATCCCTGTCTTCGTCGTGGCCGGCAATGGCTGGCCTGCGGGCTCTGGATATGCGGCCGGATGGATCGACTACAGCCAAGAGCATTTCACTCTCTGGAAAGTCGCGATGGATTCAGAGGGGACAGTCTTCGACATCCCGCAATCCCATGTGCGCTTGCAGTTCAACGTCAGCATGGGACGTGTGAAAACAAGAGCCTAAGCCGATACCGGAATGAAGGGATAAAACGCCGATGATCTACAGCGTGCTAAAACTCATCCTTGGTGCTCACCGCGCCTTTGCCATGATCCATGGCGGCATGATGTTAACGTGGATTGGAAACACCGTTGACGACCATCCAACACGAGATGTGGTCGTTTT